GTCTCTGTAGTCTCGTTCCATGACACCTGCTTGATTTGATTTCATAACACCTGTTGGCATGCCACCGCCTGCTAGTTTTTCTGTAGGATAGTCACCTCGTTGTGCAGGTCCCATTCCAATTGATTCTAAATATTGATTTAAAGCCGCTGCTCCCGCACCACTTCTAAAACTAATTGGTGTACCACCAGGTAAAACTAAATTAACGATTGCTTGAGTAGCTGGTCTATTCATAAGGTCTGGATTTTGTCTTTTAAATTCTGCAAAACCTTCAAGTATCTGTTGATCTGTCATAGGTTCCACAGGTAAAGTCGGCATTATCGGTTGTAGTCTTACTAAATCATCCATTAAAGGTGGTGGATCTTGAGGTATAATTTTTCTAGGTGGTTCTACAGGTAATTTTATTAAATCATCCATTAAAGGTGGTGGATCTTGAGGTATAACTTTTTCAATAAAATTATCTGGTTTACTAGGTTGTGGAAATAAACCTGGTTGATCTGGCATTACTGGTAATAAAGGTTGAACATCTCCACCTGGAGGTTGAACTGGTTTAGATATTGGTAAGTCAGGCTCTTCTATTTTTATAGGCGCTGCTTTAGGTGCAGGCGGAACTACAGGCTCTACGTAACCTGGTATGTTTCTTCTAGCTTGTCTGAACTGTTGTGCTACTGCTGCTTGGTTAGCTAAATTACGTCTTATGTTTTCTGCAAGTGTATTAGCCATGGTAATACCACCAGTTTGATAATCAGCTCTACCACCATCTCTAATATTAACTCTATCAATAAATGCTTTCTTTTGTTCATCAGTCATGGACGAATATTCTTTGTCAAATTTAAAATAATTATCAAAATATGATTCCATTTTTCTACCAACATTTTCTCTTCTTCTAGTCATATATTCTTCATAAGTTTCACCCTCTTGTTGTGGTGGTTCATCTGCTAAAAATGCTTGATAGATATATGTTGCTGCACTAGTTACTCCACCAACTAATATCTGTTGTTGCACTAATGAAGGTAAATCTTTTAATATAGGAACTTCTTTAAATAGTCCTGTAGCATCTCTTATAGAACCTAGTCCCACATCTTTTGATTTTGTTGCAACATTTGCAACATCAGTTTTTCCTGCTCCCTCTGTGCCACTAAATAAATCCTTTATAGCAGTTGTTCTGTCTGCACTTAATGGAGATGTAAAACCACCTTTTAATCCTCCACCAAATGGATCAGCTCCACCTAAAGCTCTCGTACCTGCTCCAAAAGCAAAGGTTCCAACTCCTTGTTTAAATGCATCGCTGATACTGCCTCTTTGATCAAATCTACCTATACCTCTCATGAGTCCTGCAATACCTGGATTGAAAGGTGCAACAAACGGTGCAGCTTTAACTGCAATATCTGCTAACTCATTCGGTATAAGTTTCCTAAATCTCTCTTTTAATTTACTACCAAGACCATATTTTTCTCTAGGGGTAACACTTGCTATCCCACCTTTATCACGTAACTGTCTTGGCATTTTTGCTCTATTGATCATATATGTTAAATGTTGTTATTTTTAAAAGGCAGGGATTTCACCTGAATTTACATTATTACTTGTTTTTAACAAGTAAATCAAGACTATGTTGTAACCTCTCTAGGCTTAGATTGTAGGGCCGAGAGGACTACATGTAGTCTATTAGCTGTAGCTGCAGTCACTTTTAGTATCTCACTTTCCTCTAATACTAAAGGTGCTGATAATAGTTCTGTTGTGCCATTTGCTGATATAGATTTAGTCTTAAATAAACTAAATACATTATCGCTAGTATCTGTAATAGTTACTGTTATTGTATCTGCATTACCAGAATCTTCAGATACTAATATAGATTTTATAATAGCAGTGGTTGCTGATGGCACTGTATATAATGTTGTAGCTGATGTAGTTGTTAAATCTACTTTTTTATTTACGAATGAATTAGCCAAAGAAGTATGCCTCCGCTTCTGCCTCGTCTTTTAAATCTTGTTGATAGGTAGTGTTTAATTTTTGTACAATACTATCCACATCTCTAACAAACGATTGTTGTATTTGTTGATCGTAGTCTTCTGCTGGTTGTGTTAATGCTTGTACTATTCTAGCCACGTTTCTTAACTCCTTTAATTTTTTTCTTATTTAATGATGCATAAAAAACCTGTTCTCCACGTTTCTTACCATATTGTTTTTTCATGGAACTCATTATCTTTTTACCTTTTTTATTTAGTGGCATTATCTTCTACCATCTGGTTGATAATCTATTCTAAATGTTCCTAACTTCCAAAACTGACTGGTGCTAGTATTTTCTACTTTTAAAGATATCTGTCTAGCTCTTGCACGTGTATCTATTTTTTGTGTACCGCTTGTTATCGTAAATGGACCTAATGTAGAACTAGCTTGTGTATCGTTTGGAAAATCTCTTAGATTTAATGTTATTCTTGAATCTCCTGTTTGTGCAAGAAAGTCGGGCAACACTCTTCTTATTTTCATCATAAACTCACCATCACCATTTAGTCCTTGTTGACCTATATCAAAGTCTCCGGATTCAATGCTTGCAGTAATTGATGTAGTTGCACCTTCTCTTATTTGATCTAAACCTTTTTCATGTTCATAGTAATAACTAACACCATCTAAATTTCCTTGTACAAATGTAGAGGAGCCAGATGTGCCATTAGAACTTGTATCATATTCTGTTGCATGTGGTTTACCAAAAACAGCTGAATCTTGCCACGCTGTTCTCGCTAATGTACCAACCGTCCATACTGGTCGCTCAGGACTTGAATCTAGATAATTATATGCAACCATTCTATTTACTGTTCCTGATCCAGAGTTAGGATAGAACCACATCACCTCACCAAACAAATTATTCAAACCTGCATTAATATGTTGTTTTGGAATTGTATTGATATCGTCAAATACATGATCCTCAACTAAACATGGTAATGATTCTAGTTTACCTGTGTATCTAAAGAAACCATTCTCTGACATCCAGTATGCTGTACCATCAACTTCAACGGCTGCGTTCTGTCCAATTAATCCACAGTTTGTACCAACCTGTTGAAATGAGAATGTAAATGGTGGACCAACAAATCTCATGATAAATAATGCAGTATCGGTCCAAACATAAATTGCATCTCTACCTCTGATAGCTCCTACGATTTTAGATCCGTCCGCAAGCCTCTGTGTACCTGCAGTATTAGTTGCACTTGGTGTGTAAGTATTAATGTCCTCTTGAGAAGAAAATCTTATAAACATAGGGTCTTGTGTAGATGAAGTCCCAACAGTTGTCTCTGTTCCAAAAAATATTAAGTGTCTGTCAGGTGTAGATACTAAACTAAACGCAGATGCAGTTGGTGCGTTTGATATAATAGTTGCTCTGGTGTTGTTTGCACCTATCGGATTTGAATCCCATTCAAAACTTTCACCACCATTAATAGTTGCAATAAGTTTATTACCAAAATTATCTAATGACCATAGACCTGGTGCAGTTACAATATCCCCTGATGCTGCAGCGTTCCATGCAAAAAAGTTTGATGCATCAGTTACTGTTGCACCTGAACTATGTATTGCTGCTGTTGTACCTGTGGCACCTCTTGTTAATCCAGATAATGTACCACCACTATTTCCTGTATATGTAATTAATTCTGTGCCTATTTGCACTGTACCTGAAGATGGAAAAGAAGTAGAACTAGCCATTGTTAATGATGTTGCACTAGCACTTAACTCTGACGATAATGTAGATGTAAATTGACCTTGTTGTACACCACCCCATGATCCAAGACCCCAACCTGTTGTTGCAACCTCAACTGCTGGTCCTACAGGATAGTAATGTTGTACTCTAATACCACCTGATGTTGTAGCACCAGAGCCACCTTCATTAGAAGGCATTGTTATTGTTAAAGTAGTATCGGTTGGTATTGATGCTACCATAAATTTTATGTCTGTAAAATCACCAGATGTAAAATTAGAATTTGTAATACTTGTAAAATTATCCAATAGTATAATATCACCCTTATTCATGTTA